GAAATTTTTTGTCTGGCAACTCTTTCTTTTAATACTTCAGGTTGATATTGTGAAATTGCAAAATCACTAGTAGTTGCTGTTGGATTAGTTCCAATTGCAACAGCAACAGCAGCACCAACAGGAACAACTCTAATGAAGCCACTTTGTAGAGTGATTGCAGCACTTTGAGTAGATGCTGCACCAGCACTTGTAATTGGCGTCACTGTCTGAACTATTTTGTAAGACATATTTATAATTGGTCTTTTATCTAATTATTTAGTAAATCTCTCTCCATCTAATAGAAACCCCCACATTAGTAATATCTGATCCAATATTAGTTACACGAACTGAAAAAAGTTCTGAGTCTGTTGAATCGTAATTTTGTGTTATGTAATTTTTCTTAGATGTTGGTCCAGATTGAGCATCTGCAGTTGTTGCTGATGGCTTTGTTAAATTTTGACTTTCTCCTGCGGCATAACCACCCATAAAGTCTTCAAAATAAGTGGTACTAATTCCAATAGCACTTTCATTAAATTCAACCACAGATTCTGTATTTTCAGAAACCCAAGTTCCTGTTGTATTAATTCCAATTGAACTTCTTAACTTTACAACTTCATATTTTACATTTGCCCCATTAGTAAATACAGAAACATCTTCAAGTTTTACTGTTGCTCTATTTGGATACCCCTTAAATGAATTCTTTAGTCTAATTGTAATAATTGGAACTGTAGTACCAACACCAACAGTTCTAAGATTTGTTGTGTGGGAAAATTCTCTACCTGCCTCAGTATATCCACCCTCACTCATTACAGTAGAACAAATTTGAATAAAAGAACCACCAGCACCTACTTGTGTTCCAGTATTTCTAACCTCACATCTTACTGGAAGATTTGGATTAGACATATAAACTGTTGGAAGATGATTTGCATTATAGAATTCGTGGCAGACAACATTCTTACCATCAATTGCAAACCCACAACGAACTCTACCAACACCTAACCATTCAAAGTCAGTAAAGAATAATTGAGTCTTAGTAATATCTAATGTAAATCCAGAGGGGTCTTGACCATTCAATCTATCTTTATTCCATTCAGATTGAGTGACTCTTCTATCTGAAGCAATTCCAGTTACATAGGACCTGATTACAAAACTCAGAGTTCCATCTGGTGCTTGCTCAAAGAAAATGCCATCTCTATCATCAAAATATCCAGTTCTCTTATAGACATTTTGTTGGGATGTGCCAAAATTAAATGTAGAATAAATCAATTGAGATTTGCCAGGCATATAATGATGATATCTTTTTGTCTGGTGAACAGTGTATCCATCAGTACTAATGCCAGAGCTTAAAATTGCAGCAGCTTGATTAACGTCAAAAGTTACACTTGATCCAGTGCCAACTACAACATCAATAAAATCTGGATCAATAGAATAGAGATGTTTATAATCTCCAAGGGTATATGGTTCTGATATTCGTAGTCTACCAAAGGCATCATCCCCTGGTTTCCACGGATCATATAAGTGTGACATTAGACTACCCTCCAACCATTTCTATAAACAAAAGTAAGTGAACCATAATCATAAGCAATAATTGCGCTGCTTCTACCATCAATAGTGTCAGAACCAGATGGAAGAATTGTGATATATCTATTAACTCCTTTAGATGCTTGCCCAAGTTCATCTTTTATTATATAAGTCTTTCCATTTTTCTTTGGGGTTGGAAGAGTGATTGTAACTGCTCCAGAATAATTGACCCCAATATAATAATCTTGAGGTGTTATTGTGTATGATGATGCAGTTATGTATTTAAGTGGCATATCCATATATGCCAAATTAGTCTCACCCCCACCACCTAATGTGGAAAGTTGTTGCTGAATTCTTGAGAGAAAAAGACTATAATGTTTTTGTAAATCATCAAGTGTTGCAAACTTCTGATCCAAAGGAGTTAATGGATCTTGTTGTTGCTTAACTGTTGATGGTTCTGCAAGAAGTCCTAAAGATTTTTCAATTAAAGATTCCTCTTTAATTTCAATTTGTTCTTCAACATCTAAAGATTCTGATATAATCTCTTCAGGTACTTCTTCTTTTTTATATTCTTTTGCTAAAGGTTTTACAAAATCTTCAAAAAAAGAATTGCCAATTAGGTCTTGAAATTCTTCTTTTTTTTCTTTTTTAGCAGTGTTTACTGTTTTGAAAAAATCAATTAATTCTTTATTGATTCCATCCACTTAGTATCACTCCTCATCAAGCATTGATGAAAACATATTTCTAGATACTACAGGCTTTAATTCATCAATTATTTCAGATGATTTAGTGTAGAGAATTTCTTTAATCTTATCCGAAACTTCTTCAGGAGATCCATCAGTAAGTATCATGTCCATTAATTCAGTAGTAGATTCCATAAAAAAATAGTATTTTGAATTATTTATATCTCAGCTCCCTTGATATTTGTAATTTTATTATCAGTGGATAGAGTATCTGGTTCTTTAGGTGCCACTCCCATTGGTTCATTTCCTGCTGCCATTGGATCTAAAGGCATACCATCTGGACCTACTGGAGGCATTAATTTTGGATCTGGGTATAATCCATCTTTGATTTCTTTCTTGATTAAATTATCCTCATCAAAGATTTCTTGATCAGTTTGTCTTAGAATCTTTCTTCTTACATAATCTCTTGAATAATAAGTTCCAATGTAAGGTTCAATTGCAACCATAAGATTGAGTCTTTCATTCATTAACTCAGTATCTTTTAATTCAGAGAAATGACCATCATAGAGGTAATCATATTGAATATGATCACTCATCTTCTCCCAATCTTCTGGGGTTACAATATTTTTTAAGATTAACTGAGTTTTAAGCATGTCGTGGAAGACATTGCTAAATCTTTTTCTTAGTCTTCCTACAAACTTACCAAACATCAGCTCATCTCTAAGAATTTCAGATGATCTTCCTAGATTAAATCCACCATCAGAAGCAGTTCTAGATTCAGGAACATTCAATGCCCTGAAGAGTTTCTTCTGAAAATACTGAACATCAGTTAATTCTCCTAGGTTTTGACCACCAGGAAGTGTAGTGATTTCAGTGCCCCTACCACCTTCTCTACGAGGTAGCCAGAAGTCCTCCATCATACTCATGAACTTCTTATCATCCCTCATTTCTCCAGTGCTTGCATCATAAACAAGTTTATTTCTATACCTGTTCATAACGTCCCTAAGGTATTGCTCTGCCTTTACCTTAGGAAGATTGCCGACATCAATGTAAAAAATTCTTCTTTCTGGTGCTCTAGAGAGTCTGTAGATGACAAGAGCATCTTCAATCATTCTTAATTGATTGAGTGCTTTAATTGCTTTGTGTAGATAAGAAAGAGTAAGTTGTCTATTTCTATCTACAAGACCTGATGTTACAAATGTAACTGCATCCTTTGAAATTGGAATTCCTTTATTTGCTGCAGCAGTTTTTTGAATATGCCCTAGTGGGAAATACAGAAAATATTCTTCTATTTCTGGTTCATTAAAATCAGAAGCTTCTTGTCTGCTATTATAAACGCCAGCATAATTATCAGTTCTTTTCTTTTCTTTCCTGATAAATTTAGTTTTTAAAGCATCCATAAATCTAAGATCTTGGATACCTTCTTCTGGTTTTTTTAAATCTATAACTTTATGGTATAAAATTCTTCCATCTACGTACCAATTCTTAAAGATCTCATGAGATTTTTTATCAAAATCCATGAGATCTTTAATGTATTTAAACTCATCTCTAATAATTTTCTTCAGTCCATCACTAGCATTTAAATTGCTAAGTTCAATTTCAACAGGAGAATCATTAAGATCACTTACAATAGCTTCATTAACGACATTTTCAATAGCACTATCACACTCTGGGTGAAGTGCCATCTCCCTATATCTTTTGATTAGATCATATTCATTTCTATAGACACCCTCAATATCTACATATTGACCATAAAAACCACTAGTTAGATAATAATCAACCCCATCCTCATTGTTATCTGGGACAGGGGAGATCGCTTCTTTTGGTAATTTATTTTCGTCTTCAAGTGAAAAACCAAAAAGTCTTGCCATTGTATAATTTTAAACTGTAATAGTATTTAGACTATACTGGAATTGCTTAGTCCTGCAGCTTCATTAGCTTCCCACCATTGAACTTGAAGATCTACAGTAAATTCTTCAATTTCATTTTCATTGTTATATGATAAATCAATAGCAGAAACACTAGTTGGGAATACACCATGAACTGTATACTTTCTTAAAATCTGAATGTCAGTGGCATTCTGTTCCCCTCTAGTTGATAATGCACCAACAGGACCTCTAGAGAGTTGAGAAACACTCATGTCTGTCATATAATCAGCAGGAGAAATAGTTCCAGATCCATCAGATACTTTGGTGACATAATTCATCCATCTTTCAAAGAAGGATCTCCATTTAAAATCAGTATCATTAATAATTGTTATTGTCCAGACATCAAATGTTCTATCTCCAGCAATCTTAAGAGTTCTTCCTCTAAAGGGAACTGGGATTTCAGCAATGGTTGATGCAGGCATACTAGCTGCCTTAATCAACATTAGATCCCCTTCATCAAATTGAATACCAATTTCATCAAAAAATCTTCCACTTGGAACACCACCAGTTGCTCCAGAATTATTAGTGTCAAAAGTTACTTCAAATAAGTTACTGCGTGCACCACCACCTTTTAATTTTGTTTTAAATGCATCAATAGTTCTGTCTTGAAATTTAGCCATTTTAGGTTCTCCTTAGTTTGAATTAAACAGTACCAACAGATGTTGAGAATGAAACCCCAGTTCTAGTGGCGACGAATGTAAGTCCAATAAAGTTAATTGATCTTGCTGGCTTCACATAAATGTCAGCAATAAATTCATTCCTATCAATTACATCTGGAGTGTTGTTTGATTCATCACAAATTAACAAGTAATCACTAATTCCTCTCTTAACTTGTACATCTCTTAAGTATGGTTCAACAATGTTAATAAAGTTTGCTCTTGTTGTAGCATCATTAAATTCAAATAATTGATCATCTGCTGCAAGTTGTACAGTTTGTTCAATAGCAATGAACAGTTTTCTAACATTAATTCTATCAAATGCAGATTGATAAGATAGTGCTGTTTTATCCCCAAATAATATAATTCCAGATCCAGGAGAAGAAATAATTGGATTAATTCTTTGAGAATATAGTTGATCTCTATCTGCTTGTCCTGGATTATATGCTAATTTAATTGTATATTTTAGAGAACCTCTATTTTTTCCTGCTGGGGAATACCAAGGGAATTGATTGAGATCAGTTCTAACACAAATTCCTGCAACATCAGATGAACAGGGCATATAGACAAATTGTTGATTAAATCTATCATACACATATTGATATCCACTATCAAATATAGCATATGATGAAGATGCTAATGGACTAAAGAATGAAAGAACATTATCACGTTGATCTGCTTGTGGAACAACATTTACAACAGTGTCTCTAGATGGAGAAATGACTGCAATACAATCTTTCCTAGTTTCTGCAATACTGATGAGTTTATTAGCTTTAGCTTGCTCTTCTTCTTTGCTTAAGGAAGCTCCACCTTGGAGTAAATAAGTAATATTTACTTCAGCATCATTAGAAAATCTATCATATGCTGTAATAAGATCTCCTAGTGATACAGCAAATCCTCCATCTGCTCCATTATAATCTTTACCATTAGTTAAAGTAAATGAAGCATTTCCAATTGCATTAAAAGTAGTGTTTTCAGACTCTACTCCCCAAATTCCTGAACTTTCTGCTTGTACAGTGAATCCACTTGAGAACTTAACTGAGGTTGGATCTATTCCCCAGAAATTATCTGTGGCATTTCCGAGAGATTTGCCTGCAAAAATATATTTGGAATTTAATCCAATATAATCTCTATAATAAATTTTGAGAGATGGAGAAATTGTAGCGTCTGTAGCTTTTGATAAATTTACAAATTTTTCAAGAATAGTCTGAGATGTTCCAGAAATATTTCCTGATTTTTTACTATCAACAACAACAACATGCATTGCATCATTAGAACCACCTCTGTCTGCTACATAAGCATTAGTAGTTGGTTTTGGTGCAATACTCTTCCAGGGAAGAGTTACTGAGTCACCTTTTGTGACATCTAAAATATTTTGACTATTGTACCAATCTCTAACACTAGTGGGGGTTGTAGTATTTGCTACAGCTCCAGAATTATTAATTATTTTTAAACTTGCCACTTCAAATGAATAAGAACTATTTTCTGTGTATGCCTGAGTGGTTTCTACCCCAGCATCAGTTACTTTAGAAACTACTCTAACATAAATTTCAGAAGATCCTACTCCAGTAATAATTCCTTTTAAGTGTCCAGATGCTGTTGAAGTTGTTCCTACTCCAGCAATAGTTCCAGTTAATGCTTGAGTAACACCATATCCAACACTAACTCCAGTAGTATTGATTCCAGAAATAATTTGATCAGCAAGATAATCAATCACACAAACTTTTAACTCTTCTGCCCAATATCCAGGCTCTCTTGCTGCCCAATAAAATGATGTAGAATCTTCATAATCTTCTTTGTAAACATCATAATTTTCAATCTTAAGCGAAGTAGAACCTACTCCAACACCAGCATTAGCATTTTTGAGATTGGTTCCATTGCATCTTACTACTTGTAAACTTCCTCCATAAGAAAGAAAGTTTGATGCTGAATACCAGTACTCATAATGATAATTATTAGGAGATGGAGCTCCAAATACCTTCTTTAATTCATCTTCATTTCTAATGGTGACAATTTGATTGACAGGTCCTTTAACAAAAGGAGCTGCAATTCCTGCAAATATCGAGGATGTATTTTGAATACCTCCTCTAGTCAGGTCTACTTCTCTTACGCTAATACCTGGAGATGCTAAGCTTAAAGCCATTTTGACTCCTCTAGTGCTTCATTTTGCTCTAAAAGTATTTATAAATTTTGAAATTTACCTGTAGTCCCACATATATGACATATCTCCATACTCATCAGTGTGCCAAACATCACCTTCAGAGTCTACTTCTATTGCAGTTCTCTCTGTTCCATCAACAATAAACCCAAATGGTGACATATCTTGTTCTATTTGATTCTTTTGTTCTTCATATAATCTTTTCCTCACATCCTGTTCTGTGAGTTCTTTAAAATAATCTTGGGCAACTAACCAAGCATAGATCACTAAGCACATAGCAAGGTCATCATTACACCCCTCTTCTGCCTCAAAAGAATTATGTTTTTGTATAAAAGTTGTCAGCTCACTAATAATCTCATAATCATTGAATATAAGTTTATCCTCTTCAATCATTGTCTTTAAATTAAGACAACCAACTTTTTTAACTGTCTTAGACATTTTAAGTCCAAGTTGAGTTTTCTTTCCTGAGAAACCTTGTCCAACAATTTGACCTGCTCTACCTCTCATAGAACACATAAGAAGATTTTGATACTCCAAATCATATTGAATGATTGCTGCTACTTGATCTCCAACATCATTTACTTCACATAAAATAAATGCATTATTGTATGCCTTTGCTACTTCATGAATGATGTTTGGAAAAATCATAGGTTTAATTTCATTATTCCTATATTTTGCCACTATAACATGTGGAAACTCAGTTATGTCATAAACTACAAAAGCAGAATAATCTCCACCAACTCCTCTGGCAACATCAACAGTGATTAAGTAATCATGCCCATCTTTATAATCTTGATAAACATCTAATCCTTTACTTCTCTTTACTGGATCATCATACACTAAACTTTTCAATTTGCTTGGTGAAATTAAGGTGTCTACTGATCCTAAAAATTCACATTCAAATTCTACTTTAAATTGTTGCTCACTAGTGTTTGCAATAGTTTGCTTTTTCCATTCAGAATCTCTTCCTGGAACTTCTGACCAATGAACTTCTGTTGCTACATATTGATTCTTACCTCTTTCTGCATCATGCCAGTATCTGTAAAAATGATTCATCCCATGAGGGGTTGAAACCATAATTACTTTAGTTTTTGTGCCAGACGAGATAGTAGGATAAACAGAGGCAAAGAATTGGTCTGCAATATGGTTTGGAATAAATGCGAACTCATCAAGGAATATGATATTATAGGATCCACCACGGACAGCAGATGCAGATGTAGAAGCAGCCAATATCTTTGATCCATTTTCCAATTCCATGGAACCTTTGTTCCAGGCTAAAATTCCCTGCTGTAACCATTTAGGTAAATTTTCATATGCAGTTTGCAGTCTATTAAGCAAATCTCTTGCTGTTGATGCTTTGTTAGCAAGAATTGCAATATTCACATTATCATTAAAAATTGCATAGTGTAAAAGATAAGACACAACAGTTGTAGATTTGCCTGTTTGTCTAGGCATTTTGCAAATGTTAAATCTATGATCATGGAAGTTTTTAATTAACTTCTCTTGAAAGTGATATGGTTTGAAAAGTTGAAGACCATGATCTAGGGTGACAATTTGAACATAGTTTTTTGCAAAATAAACAGGGTCATTTTTGCACTTTACAAATTCAATGATTTGATCTTCTGAAAATTCAATTGAGGTATTAGCCTTTTTTAAAAGCGGATTACCTAGATATACATCCTGACCCATAAGTTATCAGCAGTTCCAAGCTCTAAGTGATTTATTGATTCTTGAATTTGGATCGTTAGCAGTTTTCTTTGATGTTAACTTCCTTTTCATCCCACTCATCCTTGCGCAGAATGATGCTCTACGAGGATTTCCAACCTTCTTTGAAGGTGCCTTAAGATCTGATCCTGGATTTTCATTCTCATAGGATTTTCTTCCTCTCTCATTTAATCCTCCTTTTTTATTTTTACCTTCTTTTCTTTGCCATGCAGCAACTTCTGTAATAAACTTACTATAAGTCATTCCCTCAGAAACATCCTCATCACTAGACATATACTCTGCTGCAGTATCAATAAAATCTGCTGCTCTAGTAATCTTAGATTGTACCCAAGCAGGAATTTGTTGATCTGCTTTTTTAATATGTTTTCTTAAAATATCAACAGCTCTTTCAATTTGATCAAACTCAACTCTTGCCATATATCCTTCTTCATCCTTCTTATTTCCAGAAGCAACTTCCTTATGATCCTCATGAATCTTTGATTCATTAGTAGGATGAATTTTGGCAATAGTATATTTGTCCCACATAGAAGGACCCCATGAGCATTCTTCCCTCTTCTCATTTTTTCTGCAAAGAAGGCAATATTTTGTGTCTTTTTCGTATTGCTCTTCTGAAGTAGTTTCTTCTTTCATGGGTCTCTGTTTTTCTACTTTTTTAAGTCTTGTATAATAATCTGGTAATTCATCTACATGCTGCAATGCTGTTATTTTTGCCCCACTCTTACTAGTGGTATGCTCACCTTCAATCTTAGTTCCTATGCGCACTTGCTTAATAATTTTATCCAAAGGAACTTTATGTTTTTTAGAGATTTCCTCTGGAGATCTATATGGTTTTGTAGGACCTTTTGGATCTTTCATATTAAGTATTATTCCTC